GAATCCTGAGAAGTAATACTTATCCTACTATTAATCACACCCTCTGCTATATTGCCACGACTACCCCCACCAACTCTATATGTGACAGTGTAATTATCTCCAAAAGAAGGAGAAGTTCCAATCGAATCATCTCCAAACAATATAGAAGCCTTAAAGTCCTTATCAGTGGTAACCTGGAAGATTTTATCAGTGGCACCAGAAGCGAAGTAGATATTGTCTTCCTCCTTGTAAACCCCTTGTGTTGCCACATCACCTTCTAGGAAGATTTGAGCACTCTTCTCAACATATGGGAACTCTGATAAGTTAATTGTCTTAACTTCTTCTGGAGTTGTGAAAGTTCCTGTTTCAACAACAAGAGCACCTTCCAGCAGAACAGCATCAGTAATGGTAACTGTGCCGTTAGAAGCAGAGACATTAAATACCAGATCTGTGCTGGTATTTGTAATATCGACTGTACCGTTAGAGTTTACTTTATAGAGAGTATATGTTAATGTCCCACCATCTTCTGGAGATGTGATATTAATAACTCTATTCGCGGCTTCAATTGTGGCTGTAGTTGGATTCGTCACAGCGTCAGGGGTGTAAGTTATTGTAGCATTAGCAGCCGCAGAAATTGGACCCTTCATCCTAACACCGATAAGCTCAAGAAGTCTCTTGACACTATCTCTGCTTCGGGCTGTACCTATGAAGTTTTCATTAACAAGATAATCAGATTTATTAGATTGGATATGCCCAATAGCCGCCATCAACTCCAACATGAGAACTCCGAAGTCAGAGCTTTGAAAGTTATTGTAGTCCAGAGGGAAGGTACTTCTAACATACTTTATTAAGTTATCTCTCAAACCTTCAAAGTCGGAAGCAGCAAAGTCTATCAGTTTCTGCTTGTTATCTAACGGTTGAGGAAGGAACTTAAGAAAGTCGGATTGAACTGTGCCGGAGAACGTAACCATTAAATTCTAACTCCAGTGCTGAATGATGTATTTACCGTATCCCTTACTGAACAAAATAAATTAACCTTTAAGTTAGAACTCTTGGTCTCAAAAACTTGAATCTTACCTATAGATACGGTTCTTAAGTATCTACGTATTGCAGTGACTATCTCCTCTTTTATTGCAGAGAATGTAACCTCATCTAGTGGTTCCATGAGAAACTTTCTAAGATTGCACCCATAGTCTGGCCTCATGAATCTCTCCCCACGTTCAGTTCTGACCAAAGAGTTTAAGTTAGATCGCACTAGAGCAACCCCTGAAAATTTACTAAAATACCCATTTTTAGGGTTAGTGCTTATCGGGTATGCCATACCCGTCAATGCAGGTTTTTTAAGGACAACGGAATCGCTCAGTAACTTTGGAGTTACAGTCCCGTATCTTGTTACATCATTAGATATAGCCATAATTAGTATTGAGGATATTTCTATTTCCTCTAAATATTTAGAGAGGATAACTAAATTATAGGCGTATACTATGGCTAGAATTGGAAGAAAGCATCACAACAACTTTGTAAGAAGAAAAACTAACCACAGTTTCGTTCAGTCGGAATACTACTACCTATCAGGCACATCGGTTTCCGCATCTACTGAATATGGTCCTGCCATCCATAACTTCAATATGGATGATCCGACGATTAAACAGAATAAGCCCAGAGTTAACCCCGAGACTCTTGAGTTCAGTGATAACCGTAGACCTTTTTTTGAAGATCAATACACCTGGGTAAAAACTAACTTAGAGCCCTCTGCATACATTAATGTTAAGTATTATGGGTCTGGTACCTTGGCATCAGATGAAGTGAGTGCTTATTTCAGAGGAAACGGTATACCTTTACAAAAACCCGATAACACATTAGTAGGTGGTAAAGTAGCGGCAGAAGAACGCTTATGGACCGATTACAGTGGATGGTCTGATGATATATCAGACTCTGATTACGGCAATCAAGTATACACCGTAACTGGACCTGACGGGACTCACACTATAAAAATTGCACAAGGTCTGGGAGGGTTTATTGATAGGTGGAACTTTAAACCATCAGGGGCGACTACAGACGCAGATTCCATAACGCTAGTGCACGACGGTAATGGGTTTGGAAGACAGTCATATGGAGATCAACAATACATAGAAAGATTAGGAGCTTGGTGCGATCCTTTACTTAATCCATACAATCTTGTTTTAAATCCTAATAATCTAATAAGGCCCCCAGGTTTAAGTGAAGATTATCCAACCTACAGTGGTATTGAGTTTTACCCCCCACTACCAAAACGTTATATAAACCCAATACCCGATGCAGGAGTATCTACCTATGATAGGGAAAGAGGAGTGGCAGAAGCCTGTCATTATTTCCCTGAGTATTTTCTAACCCGTGGTAATGTCGGTGCTTTACCGTTCTATTCAAAGATAACTGAAGAAGATAATAATAAAGTAACTTTAGATGCAGCGGGATTTGTAGTTGATTATAGTTCTGAGCAGAAGGGAGGAGATGCTTTTTCAAGCTTGCCAGTGCTAGCCTTTGGGACCTTTTTTAAAACTTTTAGTCAGCTTTGGGATTCTAATTCAACATCGTTAGTCAACCCAACAAGTGGTTTCCTTGAAACTTGGGCTAATCAATCAGAGGCTGGATATGTCCCTAACACTAGATCTCTTCCCATGGCATTCCTGCTATACACAAAGAATCAGATTAACCATGGGGGACCAGGAGTCCATCGTCAAGTGATTGCCGAATTTAGAAATCATAATTTTGGATATGAAAATTACTTGAATAGAAAAGTTTACAATAGAAGCACAGGGGTAGAACTTGAAGAAAATATCGCTAAACAGTATATCTCTTCAATTGGAGAGATTAACAAACTAACACCAGTTCTTCCCCTATACGGCGGTAACATTAATTCTATGCTTACCAGCTTTACAGATATCAGGTTTGATAATATGTATATGTATTCTCCTGAAACAAAAAAGAGTATAAGTTTTAATGATACGACAGCTTCACAATACAATTACAACAATGTTCTTTACGAACTAGAAGATTTATATTATTTTAATAATTTGCCCGTCATTCCAAACCCTGTCGGAATTACAAGATCAAAAATAGACTACAGGTATGCCGCTGGTGCTGCAAGTCCAGCACTTATACTAACACAAGTTGCAGGTAGTGGAACTGTTAATGATCCAGTAGAAGTTACATATCAAAGAGTTATCGGTCCTGAGGATCCTGAGTGGTTAGGTTCTAATAAAATACTTTCAATTTACGAAAGAAGTGCTAGTGCTCCCGGCGATCTCATGCCCCAAGCCGTTGGGTATTATGTGGTCTTAGATTCAGACAGAGTAGCGTCTTTAGGTAAGTCCGATTATCTTAAACCGGATAATGTGATAATGTCAACTCTTAATGGATTAACTAGTGGAGTTAATGGATCTAAAAATGTCAGTGCGGCGCACGCTTCTATGTTTGAAGAAAACAAGTTTGAAAGCATAGAAGGTGATCGAGTAAACTTAGCCCCCATTGAAGGTTCCCCTTGGGCGGCAATCTCCACAGCGTGTCCTCAAGTTCCAAAAGGTTGGGTGGCTCGTCACTTCTTAAGAATTCATGGATCGGATAAAGATGATGTTATTAACAAATTAGAAAACTATTTAGCTAATAACACTTTCTCTGAAGCTGTTGATGCTAAAGATGAATTACCTGAAATTCTTTTGAATTACGATCACCCTCTGAAAAGCGGTAAGATTCACTAAGGCAGATACGATTGGGTCTCTAAGTAACCCGCTAATCTAGGGATATTATCATCAATGTAAGTTTTGATATTATTATTAAAGTTTACATAGGCGTTATATAAATTATCAGCCCAATCTTGAAGCTTAAGATCATATTCCGGCCAGTCGATATAGCTCCCAATTATGTCAACAGATAAATTATCATCTAAATCTACACTAGGTGTAGTTGTGTAGTAACATGCCCCATTAGAGAAGCCAGACCCACGTAACCAATAACACACAGGCTTTTGAAAGTAATTAGATTTGTCTCTGTAGAAACCGTCGTCGTTTGCAATAGATGAGAAATATCGAGGAGTGCCTATGAAGGGGTTAGCGTTGTAGTTAGTGTCTTTCGTTAGCGACTGAGGCATGAACGCGGATGCTGATGAGAATACAGCCTCTTGATAAGAAGAAGCAATAAAGCCGGAAGTTTCAGCAGCTAAATAAGTTTCTGTATTATAATAATTGTGACCTTTACGTAGA